GAAAACTTCATACCCTACCTGCCCTAAAAGGTCGCTGATAAGGCGTTGGCTTTTCAGCAACCCACCCTGCCCCATCTGCAAGGGTATAAACTCCCTGTCAAAGTCGTAGTGGCCGTTTGTTTCCCACTTTGGATAGATAGCCCAAACGCCAATATTGCGGGGCAGTTTCATTGGCTTAATCGGCAGCAAAGCCATGCTTTTACCGTTGTATTGCGACACCGAAATATCTTCGTATAAGGCCAAAACGCAACCGTTTGGTATCCTTTCGGCCATTTCACGGTTGACCCGTTGCACCATCGTCCGAAGCTGCTTGGTGGTTGTTTCCGAACTTGTAATTACGTTCGTTTCAACCGTGTAACCAGCCTCGTTAGCAACATTCTGTACAATCGTGGATAACGTCATTGTTTCTTCGGTCTGCCCCGTCCACGCTTTTCAAGTTGCACTTCAACGTCATCAAGATCCGACGCAGCATCGACGGCATCAGTTACGTCATTGCGCCAGGTTGGTTCCGGCCTCGTAAACCGCGTACCTTCATTACCTTCGATGCGCTGCATCAAAAGCTCAATCTGCTGTTCCATTCGTTCCGCACGTTGACGCTCACGCTCCAACGCTTGTTTAAGCGCCACAACCTGTGCCTGACCAGAATTAGCCGCGCCAAGCCATTCCTGCGCTTCTTTAACGAATTTGGCTAACGGCCCCATTCGGCGCTTTACGTCGTCATTCGCTTCAGCAAGCTGCTCAACAGTACGGAACCCAAGATAGGCCAATTCCTTAATCGCCGACGCAGTAATGCGGGGCCATTCCTGAAGCGGCATACCCGACTGCACTGGCCCAGTACCAGCCATAAACGCTGCATACGCTTGGGGATGCTCAACCTTATCGCGCTCCTCAATAGCCCTTACCGTTTCATCGCCACCAGGCCATTGAATCGAAATCGAAGGGATTTCGTCGTAAATCTCGCGTCCAGCTTCAGCCGACTTCGTTTCGTTCTTACGGCACACCATCATGAATTTTACGTTGGCACCAGCCCATCGGGACTTTTGCTGCTGATTGCCATTCATGATTGCTTGCCAGTCTATCTGCGCCATATCTGTCTCCATAGTTAGGCGGTTTGCCGAACTATAGCAGTTTTCAACCTATCCCGGCACCGTTAATTCGCCATCATTGTTATCCAGTTCGTGCCATCGCTCTGAATCATCGCAAATTTTCCCGCAGTAGCACCCAAGATAGTTGTGCCAGCCGTATCAGATCCAAGCGGCTTTACGTTCGATGCGTTGCTGGTAACGCTGTTAGCCGTCACGGTGTTCAAGTACAAAATGCGTCCTGGGAATGACGAGGCCGTTGGTAAAGTTACCGTGCAGTTTGTAGTAGTAAACCGTAAAGATGCGTCAGTGCTTGCCACCACGTATGTCGCGGCATTTACAAGACTTGGGCTTTTCGATGCAAAAGCACCATTGACCGTTAAGGTTGAAAGATTTGAGCTAGAGCCAATGCCGACGTTACCAGCGGAATCGATCCGCATACGTTCGGTACCAGTTGTAGTTGTCGTAGTTGCTGCCGTGTTAAATCGAATTTCTGTTGCCGCATTAAAAGACGAGCTACCACCGCCGATTGTTACATCGCTTAAGCCACTTTGACTTCGCCCGAAAATTACCGATAATGGCACTTGTGAATTTGTATAATGCCCAACGCCGAATACACCAACCTTAGTTGTCGTGTCGGTTTCTACGTCTTGAACGCGAAACTGATTCACTAAATTTGAATTAACAACATGGAGCGTTGCCGCTGGATTCGTGGTTCCTATTCCCACACGGCCCGTCGATGCTATACGCATACGCTCGGTGGTGCCGTTTGAACTTGTGCCAGCAGCACCGGGCGAGCTGGTGCCAAACCTTATAGATCCCCCGTTTGCGTTGCCAGTCGAATTGCCGCCATCAATGAGCAAATTGCCGCCAACGATGTTAGTGCCAGCTGCATTGACCCCTTTAATCTGCCCATCGGTCGGAGTTGCCCCAAATCCACCGCCAATGACCAAAGACCCACCGCTAAATACTGCGCGAGTTGTACTATTAAGGGCTATGCCAATTTGATCGGTTGCCCAACGAAAAAATCCAGTATTGTCATCATTCTTAAACGTCATCGACGGCGCAGCAGCAGTACCATCGTTAAACTTTATTGTCCCCGCCTCAGCCACCGGCGCTAACTTCGTAGGCGCAAACACCTCACGCTCGCCATGCGCGATGCTGACCAACGTAAAAACTGACAGGGCAAGAAATGCGTGTTTGCTGTTCATGTTAGTTGTAACCGAAAATTTCTACGTTACCGACAGTCGGCGCTGCACCAGCATGTTTGCACTGAACCGCATTGTTCGCATACCGCCGATTTTCGCCAAGGTCAGGATCATAGCTGCTGTACGCCGGAACCAAAAAGCCCGTCGTGCCAAGATCCAAGCTGCAGTAAATATCCTTGTCAGTATTGTTAAGCACATCCAGCTTAACGTAGCTTCGACCACCCGCGATGAATTGGGTGTAACTCGCAGTCACCGAACCAAACGCAACTGTCGCACTGTAGTAAGTCGGCGTACTGTACGATTGTGCCAGCACTTCCGAAGCAAGTAATAGCGAGGCAAGAAGTAGTTTTTTCATAGGTGCATCCAAAAAAGGTTGCGGCTGTTGCCAACCGCAACCAAACCTATTAAGCAACCGTTTCAATAATGGCCCAGTTATACACTGAGGTATCACCCGCTGCGGCGCGAACGGAAAACGACGTGCCATTTGTCTTTGCAAAAATGTACGGAGCCCCTGCCGGAGTCCCGCCCACCGTTTTCAATGACATCACAACAATCATGGTGTCCGATGCAGCAGTCGTATTAACAACCACGCTGGTTGCTCCGTTTGCCGTAAACGTCCCACAAGTCGTACCAGTTTTGTACTGAATACGATTGCCAGTTGCGGCAAGATTGATATTACCAGTTACCGTGACGGTTCCAGTAATCGCCTGGTTGCCAGTGAACGTGCCATCCGTTACTTCGGCGGCAAGCTCGGCTGGCATACCAAGACCAATTAACTCTGATGCTTGTGGCATAAGATTCTCCTAAAACTTAAAAAAGGGGGGTGTTACCCCCCCTTCATTGTTAGTTGACCGTCATTATGTTGGTCGTTCTAACTTCAACCGCAGTTGCAGTACCAGCAACAGTGGTCAGTCCAACAACGTTTTTAACAAGCGTTGTAGTAGCATCGTCAGCAACCCCATCAGTTGCAGTAGTTTGCGTGTTAGCAAGGGCAGTATAATTAATATATTTGCCCTTAATGCCACTTCCTGCACCACCACCGCCGACACCACCAATGAACACCCACAAGTATTCATCGTTAGCCGCAGCCACCTGTGCAATACCTACTAAAAGGTTTCCCGACGTTGCCGTCGTGGTCGTCATCATGTCAGCCTGACCAGCAGACGAAATCACTACAAAAGCGTACTGATCAATCGCCCCATCAGCCTGAACAAACATGAATTCACCGTCAGGATTTGACCCAACATCGCCAACCTTAGCCGGTAGTGGAATAGTCGTCCCATTCCACGTTTTCAAATAATTTACACCAAACGATCCAGAACCACTCATAACTAATCTCCTTTACTATTAAGCGTAAATAACAGCTTGAAGCGCCGGAGCCGAGCAACACAGGTTTCCTTCCACGATGATAACCGTGAAATTCGCATCCTGGTCAACCGGACGAGCCATATCGGGCGACAACGGTTTGAAGTCAGCACCACGGACAAGATCCATAGTCCAATACTTCGTGTTCAGAAGTCTGCACGAGTTGGTCTCAAGCACCGAGCTGTTGTAACCGCCGTCAAATACGAAATCGCATCCGTCGTAAGAAAGTGCACGGAAACCCGCCACAGCCTTCTTAGTCGGAAGTTGAATCCGCTGAATCGCGGTAAGGGACGAATGGAGAAACTTCCACGCAGTCCGATCCATGATTCCAAGATCCGGCATATCACTGCCACGGGTTACGCGGCTGATAGCATCAGTGATCTGCTCCTGCACGTTTGACGCGGTAAGCGTGACGTTCACAGCCACGTTCTGCGCAAAAGTGTTAGTCGCACGATCAATCGATCCGTAGGTGCCGGAAGTCGGCGAGGTCGAAACAGCCTTTTTAAGACCGTCAAACTCCAACCCACCAGAACCAGTACCATCGCCACGGAGCGAGGTAGACACGGTGTTTTTAAGCCGCGCAATCGCCGCCTTTATCTTGGTCTCAACGAGGTCAAGAAGCTGCGCTTCATCGCGGTTAGCACGACGATCCCGGCCAGAAATGGCAACAGGCTCATAGCACTGCTTAATCGCAAACCGAAACGCGGTGAAATCATCAATCGCGTCAAGGTTGAACGACGAAAAGCCGCTATAGAACCCGCCAACAGCGGAATCGTTATACATGATCGGTTTCCGCAGCTCATATCCACCGCTGAACCGACGAATAAGACCCTGCTCCTGCAACGCTGCAAGAACGGGGTTGTGGTGCATAATTTCGTCAGCAATCGCATCGCTTTGATCAAAAAGCGTGGCAACTACTGCTTCTTCTAAGTTAGCCATAAATAATTAAACTCCTTTAATCACCGCCGTAGAAACGACGCTGTAAGTTGTCTCTTAAGTTTTTCGTCTGTAACCGGGGACTGCCGCTACCTGCGGAACCCGAAATGGATTTCGTTGCCCTTTTGGCTTTTTCAGCCTCACGGGTCTTTTGCTCAACGACTTGCGGGGCTTCCAGCTTTGACGCTAGTGCCGCAAAGGTCGGATTGCCTTTTGTAACATAGGTATAGGCAGTTTCCAGTATTTCCTGGGGCGACTGACCATTCCCGCTCAAAGCCGCAACTATCGGTGCCATAGCGTCCTCAAGTTGTGAGGCGGTGCCAGGGTCTTTAAATAGCGGCTTACTTGCTATGAACGATTGTACCGCCTGGTAGTTTTGATGTGCAAGTACCGACTCTTGCTGTTGTGCCATCAATCTATCAATTTTTTCTTGAGCGATACGCTCAGCATCTTCAGCCGTAAGATACTGCGGTTGCTGTTGCTGCGGCATTTGTCCACCCTGTTGGACATAGCCACTAAGGTCATCAACCGACAACCCATAAGCATCTAGCCATTCAAGCGCCGTTTGCACAGGATTCGCTTGCATAGCGCGATCCCACTCTATTGACCGCTTGGTAACATCCGCAAGGCTAATACCCTGCCCGCCGTACTCGTTTTCATACTTAGA